CCACATCCGCACCCTCACCGCTGAAGAAATGGCGGAAAAGGAGCAGAGGGAGGCACGGGCAGAGCTTGAAAAAAAGCTGGCGGAACTTGAGCAGGCCAGGCACCGCATGGATTCCATGGCCGCCCCTTCCATGGTGGCAGAGCCGGCTGTGGAATACGCCGCATCCGCGGCGAAATCCCGGTACTGAGAGACAATGCATGGATTTTCCCGCCCCCTTCTCAATGCGCCTTCCGCAGGGCAGCTTTTGTCTTTGCCCCGACGATGCCGTCCACGGCAAGTTTCTTTGACTTCTGGAATGCCCTGACAGCCGCCAGCGTTTTAGGGCCGAAATCCCCGTCCACGGCAAGCCTTGCGCCGGATTCATTTAACTCCCACTGCACCCAGCGGACGGCATTCCCTATCCGGCCTTTCTTCACATTCTTGGCCGGGACGCTGTACGGATTTGCTTTCCTTACGGCTGCTGCGGCATCTGATGGGCCGGAAGACGGATTTTTATACTCCGGGCGCACGATTGCCAATACACTGTCCTGCGCCCTCTTCCTCTGCATTACCTCCCCGCCGTTGCTGTCATTGCCCGCCGCGGTATTCCCCTCTATGGTGTTATAGGTGCCGTCCGGGTTTTTGCCAAGGATGAAACCAATATGCTGTGCCACGCCGTTACCGTTCCAGTCAAAAATAATAAGGTCACCCTTCCTGCCGCTGTTTTTGGGCACTGTCAGTTTTTTCCCTTTCCCCCACTCATACACTGTCTGGCACCTTGCCGTTTTCTTCCCGCCATAGAACAGTCCCGATGCGCCGCACAGCCGGAAGACATCCCACACAAACGTGCAGCACCACGGGTAATCCGGGCCGGAAACCTCCTTCCCGTAATAATCCGTGTTGAACACCACCCTGTTGCTTCCCGCAGGGGATTCCTTCACCCCGAGGAATGATTTTGCCTTTGTAACCACAGAATCTGCTGTTTTCGCCATAACAGAACCCTCCCTTTCCTTTTTTTGCATGGCAAAAAGGGATGCGTCTGCATCCCCCTTCTGCCACTATTTTTTAATTAACCAATCCACCTAAAGCGTATAGAACGCAAGCCCGAAGGACACGCTGGACAGCACTGTATCCGCAAGCTGGATGCCAATACTGTTAGACGTCCCCGGTTTAAGGCAGAACCTGGCGGCGCACCCATTAGCCAGCTCCATAGTGACGCCCCTGTCCAGCATATCCACCGTCACAATCTTCCACCTGTCATTTTCATTGCGGTCTGAAGACGTTGTTGCGACAATGCGCATGATATACATCCCGCCTGACGATAACAGTCTGGCAAGCCCGAACGAAAAGACATCCCCTGCCTTGGACGTCGTAAAAGACGCACCGACAGCCGGGGTGCCGTTTTCCAGTGGGAAATTTATTTCATATACGGGTATCACCCCAAGCGTGGCCAGGGAACTGCTCCCACAGTAATACTCCATTTTCTTCCCGACATTCGGGACATTCCCGGTGGCATTGAAAATGGTCACGCCGGAGAGGATATTCCCTGCCGCAAGGTTAACGCTCCCCTTCATGACCTGCCTTCCCGTGACATAGCAGCCGGGCTGCACAATCGTCCTGTCCGCCACGCCCGGCGTGTACGTCATTTCCCCTATGCTCTCCACCTGTTCTTCCACTGACATGGCCGTCACCTTCCCATGCCCTGCATGGTACCCCTCTGGGATGGTGAAGCTGGCGCCGGCGGCAAGCACTTTGTTGACAATCCCATTGTCCGGCATCGTTCCCGCTGCCTCACGCCCTGCATTGTCTGATGAAAAGGCCGTGCCTGCCAGCACCTGGCACGCCTCTGCATTGCCGCCCACACTCTTGACCTTATAATTACCCTTGAAATAATACCTGCCGCCGTCAGTGAAAAGCGTCCGGTCTGCCGTCCCCGGCCAGACGGTGACCCCCTCATAGGCAGGGAGGATATCGGCTATGGTTTTTTCCCCGCCAAAGGATACCATGAGGAGGTTCCCCTCCCATGTGACGTCCGGGGACAGGGAGCGTATCTTTGCCGCCATCTCACTGTAGGTGTCATCTGCCGACGCGCCGCCACCCATGTCCGTGATGGCAGATGCAATGGCGCTTTTCCCATCACTGGCAGATTTTTTTAGCTCACTGATTTCCCTGTCTATCGCTTCCCTGGCATCCATCAGTTCCTTGATCCTTAAGTCAATCTCCTCCGCATTGCCATTGAATGCCTCCACATCGTAATAGTCTGTTTTCTCCGGCTTTTTCAGCCTTAAATTTTCCGTATACTTCATCTGCCTGCCTCCTTTTATACCGCTGCCCCGTCCCGCACCTGCTGGTGGGTGTACCCTGCCAGCGCGCCATGCGTATGCCTGGCAAGCGTCCCGTATGTGCTGTACAGCAGGGTGACGGAATACGTCATGTTCAGCGGGAGTACATTTTCTAACAGTTCTGCTATGTCCCCGCACAGGTTCCGGGATGCCGCCGGCACCCTTATGGTGACGTCCTGCTCCGCCCACTTGAACGATGTCATAAGCCCGTGCGGGCATAATGTGAACAGCTTCTTTAAGACCACATGGTAGGTAAACGGCATGCGCTCCATCACCTTTGCCTGCACCCGCAGCCGCCTTTCCGCCAGGGTGTCCGTATCAGGCGGGGCAATCCCTAACATCCGCTCCCACCTTGCGGTCTTGGCTTCATCCATTGTCTCCAGGAAAATATCATTTTCCAGGACGGACACGGCCTCATCCAGCCGTGATTCCTGCTTTTTATTAGCGTCATAAATCTGACGGATATCCGGTACCTGCGCAATGATTTCCGGCGCTTCAAATAACATACACTTCCCCCCTTAACGGTATTTTTTCATAGGACAGTATTACATTGGAAGCCCCGCCGTTTAACATGGTGCCTCCGACATCCAGCACGCCCTCCACGGACAGCAGGGCTGCCTCCACCTGCGAGATTCGGACGGTGATGCCCTCGTCCTCCATGCCCTCCCAGTCCCTCCGCAGGGATAGCAGGTACCCTTCCACAGCCGCTGCCACCCGGCTTGCCGAGGTTTCCATGCTGTGCCCGCCCTCCCATGTAATCCGTGTGGAGACATCCACCGTGACGCCTTCCACAGCTTTGATTACCACATTATGGCAGATAGGTGCCATGCCGTCCCCCTCGCCCTGCGACTGCGCCGGGTCCACCAGATTCTGCACCCTTTCCACCACATTTTCATCAGGGACGGCATAGTCCCAGGAAATGACATACACATAAATATAGGAGGAACCCGCCATCCTCCTCCTTGGCTTGCATCCCCCTATCCCTGGAAGGCCGTCAATGTATTCCCTGTAGGCCGCCTTGTTCCCACCAAAAGCCTTGTTCTGGAATGACCCAAGCACCCTTGCCCGGAACACCTCCACGTCCTCATCCGCTGTCCCGGCCTGCAGCAGCTCCGTAATCTCGCCGCCCCCATAATCCTCAATGTAGTCCGACGGCTCCAGCTCCCCGAAATTCGTGTTGGCTTCCACCCCCGCCGCGGTGCAGGCAAGCGTATAGGCAAAACCGCCCAGGCTTTCCTTCACCTCGTAATCGTAATCACCGCAGGTAAGCATCTCCCCCAGCCCTATCTCCTGGGAGAACACGCCCTTCACCACAGGGCAGGTGGCATAGTTATACTCAACCCCACGTTCTTTCGCATAGCGGATGAGGTACTCCAGTTCCATCCTGTCCGGGAGCATGTTGTCATAAATGTCCTCCATGTCAGCGTACACTTCCTCCAGCTTCATTGCCTGCCTCGCGCATGAGTTGTAGGCGAGGCTTCCCTCATCCGTCCTTACCTCCGCGCCAAATCCCTCCATCATCTCTTCCATGATGTTGTCATATAGCCTGTCTTCAAACATATATGCCGTCCACCTCCGTTTCCCCGTAAACCGTCACCAGCGTAAAGGATACTATCAGCCTGCCGTCCTCAAATTTACAGGCTAAATCCCGGATGCCTTCAATATCTTCATTGGGGCTTAAGGCATCCGTGACCATCCGGCTCACTTCGCTTTCGATATAGTCCGTGTCATACCCGTCCCCTATGAGTGTTTCCAGCTCCGAGCCGTAATCCCACGAATACTGCGGGTAAACATACCTTGGGATATTTAACGCCAGCCTTGCCCACTGCGCCACGGCATCCAGCCCGGTGATGATGTTCCCGGTAAGACGGCCGGTGGCAAAGTCAATTTCATAATCTTCCGGGAACTGTTTCGTTTCTGCCAGTTCCTCCAGGTCAATATCCTCGTCCTCCAGGTCAAAAGGGAACATTACATCTCCACCACCTTTGCCACGATGGCGTACCTGTCTGGGCTGACCTTCTGCACAAGCACGCCATCGCCCTTCTCTAATTTGCCTTTCAGGTGGGACGCTACCAAAAGGTCGTCCCCATCCAAAAGAAGGGAGCCAAGGCTGCACTCCCCCTCAGAAGCCATCCGGGCAAGCCGCAACCCCTCCGGGTTCAGCTTCTGTCCCTGCTCCCGCATTAATTTCAAGATTTTTTCATACCCATCCATAAGCATCCCCTCCTAAAAATCGGCAATAAAAAGGGTGAAAAGAATTTCTAAGCCGATAAAATACATCGGCCAAGAAATTCTACGATTTCACCTAAAAAGAACGCAAAAGCAGCGTTCTTTGCACCAGAATATTATAAGGTTTTCTATACAATAAAAAAGGTGCGAAGTTTTACCAGGCTCAATAATGCCTCTCCAGTAAAACTGCTTCCGCACCCCAGAAGAATTTAATCTTCCCCTATATTGTTTGCTTCCAATGCCTGGTATTCCCGGTTTATCTCCTGCAATAACTCCTCCTCGCTCGGCAGGTACAATTTATATTTTGAAGCAAAAATCTGTGTCTCATTTTCAGGCAGCGTATACCTGACCACGGATTCGCTTTTGTCCGCACATAAGACAATGCCAATCGGGGGATTATCCCCTTCATTCATAAGCTCCCTTTCGTAATAATGGACATACATCTGCATCTGCCCCAAATCCTGATGCGTTAAATCCCCGACCTTCAAATCGATCAGGACAAAGCATTTCAGAATATAATTGTAGAATACAAGGTCAATCCTGAAATGCCGCCCATCAAAAGTGATCCGCTTCTGCCTGGCCACAAAAGAAAATCCCCTCCCAAGCTCTAAAAGGAATTTTTGCAGATGCGTAATGAGCGCCTGTTCCAAATCACTTTCGTAAAAATCATCGTTCGGGTTCAACCCAAGAAATTCCAGTACATAAGGGTCCCTGATAATATCCTCCGGTTCCCTGCCATGTTCCAGCGTCTGGATTTCCGCTGCAACCTGCCCTTTATTTTTGCTGGATAACAGTCTTTCATAGAAGAAAGAATTGATCTGCCTCTCAAGCTGCCTGGTGCTCCATTGGGACTTTACCGCTTCATTCATATAAAATTCCCTCGCATTGTCATTTTCCACCCGCATCAAAAGCCGGTAATGGGTCCAGCTCAATTCGTCACGCAGTGCGTGACTGTTTGGAAATGTCAAATAGAACTGCCGCATATATTTCAAATTTGTTACTGTAAAGCCTTTGCCAAAATCCTGTGTCATCTGCTTTGATAGTTCTTTTAGCAGACCCGTGCCATACCCTGCCTTTTCCCTGCCTCCCTGTTCTTCAATAATAGACTTCCCTATATTCCAGTATGCCTCTACCATCGCAAAATTGGCAGTTTGGCAGACTTTATTTCTTGCTGCAGATAAGATTTCTTTAATCCCATTATAAAATTCCTTATTCATGAAAAACCTCCCTTATAAAGCACTCCATTGCAGAGTATCTTACCGTCTCCGCCACGCCCTGTCAACCAACGGTTTCCATCTCATTCTTCCACGCCAGGCTAAGCGTCATGGTGTGCGTCCCTCCCTCAAAGGTATGGGAATCCGAGGTGATATAAAATTTCCCGCTAAGCCCCGTTGCCTTATTCTGGATTTTGATGGAATATCCCGCTTTCGCCCTGACATCACCGATGGCTGATACGCTTGCCTCTTTTGCCACACCTTCCAGCATTGCTTTTGCCGCTTTCTTAGCGTTGACCTTTTCCTCTTTGGTGTAGACTGCCTGGTAGATGCCGTATTTTTTGACCTGTTTTTTATTCTGCACCACCCCAAGCTTCTTTCTTTTCTCCGAATAAACCCTTACCCGGTCAATCATTCTGTCAAGCGTGTCGGAATAAGATGCATCAGAAATATTGCTGTCCTGCGAGAGCGTCACGCCGGAAGCCGTTCCTTTCGTGATAATGGTCACCTTCCTGCCCTGCATGGCGGGCATGTATTTCTTCCCCGTATGCGCTTTCGCTTTCCGGTATGCCCTGACCATGATGTCATACACCGCCATATCCTCGCACAACAGCTTCGGTATGGAATACCCCGTTCTGGCAAGGTTTACCGTCTGTATCTTTAAATCGCCGCAGACCTTCCTCACGATATACTCCGCCGTATGCTTCTTGAATTTGTAGGTGGCGCTGCTCCTAAGAAGGTATGACATGAAATCATCTGCCGTGTAGGAATATGTCCCTACCTCTGCGGGCTTTTCCCTCGTTGTGACAATCCCCACAAAAATCTGTCTGCTGTCATGGTATAGCGCGACAGCATCGCCAAGGGCAATCTTTGGCTTCCCGATATCCGGGCGGTACGCATTTGCCGGGAGGGTAAAAGTTATCCGCCTGGAACACTGTGTATCCGTCCCGCTCCACGTTAATGACTCAAAATACAAAGTCTGCTTATTCCATTTCAAAACCGTACCCATACTTCCCTCCTTTTTTATATTTTGATGGTCAGTTTCATCCCTGCTTTCAGCTTCTTTTTTGTGCCAATCTTCTTTTTGTTCTGGTTATATATCGCCCACCAGTTTGCCGATGTCCCCGTCAGGTACTTGCTGACCTTCTGGAGCGTATCACCCTTTTTGCAGGTATAGGTGCAGGACTTTGTTTTCTTGGAAATCCTTGCGCCCGTTTTCAGTGTAATCTTTGTGGAATTCTTCCCTGCGGAAGCTTTCCCGGATGCCGCCTTCCCCGGGTTTCTGTATTCCGTAAACGTCAGGGAATAGGACACATCCCCTACCCTGTCCTCCTCCCCGTAGGCGAAGGATGAGATGGTGAAATAGCCGTTGATGTTCGTCCCCGTGATAACCAGGTGCACCAGTGTGTTTTTCTCAAAAAGGTTTTGCAGCTTCTTGATATAGTCATACGGCTTCCCCGGCGTACACTGGCAGAAGTCATAATGCATATGCGGAAAGAAGGATTCCAGCGTAATCTCATACAGGGAGCGGACCCCGAGGAGGTTTATCTCCCCGAAGTCGTGTATGGTCACTGTATTGTTGTTCTGCGATGCGGAAATCTCAAAAGACTCCGGCAGCACCGGGAGTTTGATTGCTGACTTGTTGTTATTCCATTTAATATGAATATTCAATCTCCCCACCTCCCACATTCCGTGAAACCTTCTCCAGCCTGTCTGCAAAGGCGTCCGCCAGCTTATCTATATCCGCATCCTCACGGATAATGATCTGGTCTGCCAGTTTCGGTATCTGTATGGTCACTGTAGTTTTTGCTGCCCTGCCAGGCTGCGGTTTCTGCCTCCTGCCTTCCTCCCTTGCCATGGCAAGGGACTGGTCATGCGGGTACACCCTGCTCCCCTTTGGCAGGTCGATTACCTCGCCGCCACGCTCCGACACCTGCACAAGGCCGCCCTTCCAGTTCTGTGTTCCCTTTGCCAGCCTTGGGAGTGTAACAGACGGTATGCTCGGGATGGATGGCACACCCACTGCCCCGGTCACCGTATTGATGCCGGATATCATGGCATTGACCGCCGTGGTGACACCGTTCACCACAGTCTCCACGGCAAGGGGTATCATGTTGAAAATCCCCTTGAAGATGGACACAATGCCGTTCCATGCCTGTGACCAGTTCCCGGCAAAGATGCCTGTCACAAAATTTATCACGCCGCCGAAAATATCCATCAGGTTATCGAACAGCCCGCCGATAAAGTCCACGGCAAGGGAGATGACGTTCCCGATGTGGTCAAAGGCTGCGGACACAGTGGGTACGGCCAAATCCATGGCTACTGATATCACTTTGCCTACCGCAGAAATGACTGGCTGCAGTTTCTTCACAAACCCGCTTGCTGTGCTGTATGCCCTCCCGAAAACTGTGGAAAACAATGTGGCCAGACCGGATATGACGGGGCTTGCTTTCTTAAACATCCGCACCAGCAGGCCTCCGACAAGCCCTGCTGTCCTTGCTAATAGTGCCGCCACTTTGGACATAACCGGTGACAGCATCTGGAATGCTTTTACCAAAAATTTCCCCACAACAGGTACCAGCTTTTGTACCGCTTTAGATACCGTATTAAATACTGGCAGCAATGCCTTAAAAGATTTAAGCAGTGTCTTTGCTATGACAGGAACCAGCCTGCTTACAGTGGAAATCACTGTGGTTACCACTGGCACAAGCATATCCGCCAACGCTGATACTGTCCCGGCCACCACAGGTATAACAGCCTGCAATGCTGCCGACACGGTGTGTATTGCCCCCGGCAGGCTGCCAATGAACAGGGCAGCAAATCTGCCGATTACCGGGATGGCGCTTTGCACTCCCCCTGCCAAAGCGCCCGCTATCGGCTGCACAAGACCCATGACTGCAGGGATTACAGTTTTTACCGCCGTCCCAAGCGAGCCCATGACTTTCCCAAACTCTTTCTGAAAAGTATCAATAACACCGCCTGCCCCGCCAAAGGCTGACTGGAAGGCGGCACCGATTTTCTCCACAAAGGGCTTTACCTTATCCCAGTTTTTATAAATAAGCCCCGCCGCAAGGGCGATTCCCGCAATAACCGCAATGACAATCCCCGCCGGGGAAGTTAAAAGCCCCATCACGGAACCTGCGGCTTTGATTGCCTTCCCCAGCTTCCCCACTGCGGACACTGCCCTGCCGACACCCGTTACCATCCTCCCAAAAATCAGGATTGCCGGTCCTATCGCCGCCACGATGGCAAGCACTTTTATGATGGCGTTCTGCTGTGCGTCAGTTAAAGAGTTGAAGCGGTCTGCCATGCCCTGGACATACCCTGTCAGCGCCTTTACATACGGCGTGAGCTTCTCTCCGAAACTGATGGCAATGCTCTCCACCGTGGATTTTAAGATGGTAAGCTGACCGTTTAAATTGTCGTTTGCCGTGTCGTACATCTTCTGGCAGGCGCCGTTGGAATCCGTGATTGCCTTGGACAGCTTATTGAAGTCCTTATCACTGGAATTAACAATGGCAAGCAGACCGCTCATGCCCGTCTTCCCGGCAAGGGAGGCGGCATACTCTGCCTTCTCGCTTTCGGTAAGCCCTGCGAAGCTGGAGCGCAGGTTTCCCATCACCTTCCCTAGCTCCTTTGTCTTCCCCTTACTGTCCGTCAGCGAGATGCCAAGTTTTTCCATGGCTGCGGCGCTTGTCTTGGTCGGCTTCGCCATGTTCGTGAGCAGGGAGCGGAGTGCCGTCCCAGCGCTGCTCGCCTTAATCCCGCTGTTCGCCATGACGCCTAACGCAAGGGAGACATCCTCCACGCTGTATCCTAGGGAACCTGCCACCGGGGCGGCATATTTGAAGGATTCCCCCAGCATTGCCACGTTGGTGTTGGCATTGGAGGAAGCCGCCGCCAGCACATCAGTGAACCTTGTGGTGTCCTTTGCCGTCATCCCGAACGCCGTCAGTGCGTCCGTCACGATGTCGGAAGTGGAAGCCAGGCTCTCCCCGGATGCCCCGGCAAGCGTCATGACGCCCTGGATGCCGTTTAACATATCCTTTGTCTTCCAGCCTGCCATCGCCATGTACTGGTAGGCCTCCGTTGCCTCGGTGGCGGAGAATTTCGTCTTCGCGCCCATCTCCTTTGCCTTTTTGGACAGCCTGTCAAGCTGGCCTCCCGTGGCGCCGGATATGGATGATACCTTGCTCATCCCGCTTTCAAAGTCACTTGCCAGCTTGACACACGCCGTCCCGGCTGCCGCAATCGGCATGGTGAGCTTCGCTGTCATGGACTGCCCGGCCGCGCTGATGCCCTTCCCGGCGTTCTGTATCTGCCTCCCTGCCTTCACATACTGGTTCGCATGGGCGGCAAGCTTTGAGCCGGCCTTTTCTAACGGCCCGGTCATCCTGTCAATGAGCTGCAGCGTGACGTCAATCACTTTCCCCGCCATCCCCTTACGCGCCTCCCTCCGGTTCCTCTGCCGCTTTGTTCCTCTCTTCTACCTCATAATGCAAAAAGGCACGGAGGACCTGCCGTTCTCCGTATCCTGTTTCCATGTACCTGGAAGGGAGGATGCCATGGAAACGGAAGGCGAGGTACATTGCCTGCACCCCGCCATCCGTTTCTATGAGTTTTTTATCTCCTCCTCCGTATCCTCATCCGTCACGCCGGACAGTGCGCAGATGGCGTCGGAAATATCCGTCACCTCAAAACCAAACAAAGCAAGCGCAAGGTCCTTTGGCGTGGCACAGTTAAAATGCCTCTGTAAATTTTTATCCTTCATGCTTGGCTCCGTGATGCCCTCCACACAGCACAGCAGCTTGGAATCCAGGGATTTGGACAAATCCACGTTCCCCTTCTTATCCACCTGGAACGCCAAAATGTCATTCAGCCTCCTGGTACCAATCTCCTGCAGCCTGATTTCCACTGGGGCATCACTCCCAAGGATTTTTGCTAATTTTTTGCTTTTGAATGTCCCTGTTTCCTTCTCGGATGCCTTTTTTGCATCCGCTTTCAGTAACTGCTCTACTAAATTCATAACGCCCTCCTATTCTTTGATACAATCCAGCACATCCCATCCTGTGAACGAAAAGGCAATGCTCTCCTCGCCCAGTTTCTTTGCCTCCCAGTCAGCTAACGTCAGCTCATCGAATGTGCAGCCGTTTAGCTGGATGCGCTCTGCGCCGAACGAGTCCGGGTCTGCCAGTTTGCTGATGATGGTGCATGACGTAGTCTTCCCTGCTTTTATATTGCTGCTTAATTTCCTGATAAAATAAGAGGACACCTTGTTCATTTTCAAAGTGCCCTTCCCTTCAATCCCTGTCACCTTGTAGCCCTTGGCAAGCGTACCGACCTGGTTGACCTCCGTCTTTTCCAGCGACACCTTCGCCTCCAGCGCAGTAACCTCCGCCATATAGTCATCATCCACCCAGACTTCCCCCCAGGTGCCATTGATGACCTTTTCCGGTGTATATGATTTCATCTGCCACTCCCCCTTACATTGAAATCGGGATTATAATATCCTCGATTGCGTCTAACATCTTTACGCTGGCTTTCAGGTAAACGAAAGAACCGGTGTCCGCCATCCTGATTTCATCCTCGCCCATCTCGGATACATCCTCCCCGTTCTCTTTCAGGTACGCACTGTTTGCCTCCAGGTCAATCTCCACCGTGCCGGAAGAAATAATGTTATCTTTCGCAAGGCTTCCAAAATAATTATTGATGGCGGCTATCAGAAGGCACTTGTTGTCATAAGTGTTGGCATACTTGCCAATGTAGCTGTCCTCCATCGTGGTGCGGATGTCATCCGCAATCATGTCCATCGCTTCCATGATTTTGATTTTCTGGAAATTCTTCCCCCTGTCTGCCGCAAGGGTAGTAAGGGAAGTGACAGCCCTCCCTGTCTTGACCTTCTCCCCATCGTAAAAGATGATGAACTTCCCGGCATCCACCGCGTCGTCCATCTGCGCTTTCGTAAGCTTCGTGCAGTCCGTCACCTCGCCAAGCTCCGCATAGGTCGTGGCAATGCTCATCGGGGTGCCGGCAATCATCCCGGCAATCCGGGAGCAGTATTCCTCCGTGTCATATTCCTTATCGCCCGCAT